TTTCTTTGAAAATTACATCGCCCAAAAGCTTTTGGCAGTGTTTGCAAGGTTTACCCATAGCTATTTTTTCGTTTCTGTCAATACGAAATGTAACTAAAGTATTTTTCGAGTGATCGACCTTGCCAGACTTAATGACGGCGCACGCTTCGGCATGGATGCCGCTTCCTTCAAAGTAACCGTACTTTCTGTTTATCGGGTGAGACTTGTTTGAGTTTCTCCCAATGGAAACGACACGATTCTTGTGCAGTATAAAAGCAAAATGACGACACCGGATTCCAGTGTCGTCATAGATAATTAGATTTTTTGCTAGGTTTACGAGACGCTCAAACTTCATTAGAAGTTATATCTAATGCGGACTTCGCCGCCTGTGTCAAGGAATTTTTGCGGTAATTTAGAATTCAACCGCTTTCCATTGCTGCCTTCAAACTTGAGCTTAACATCAAGCTTCTTAATCGTGATCTTAGAACCAACTTCAAAAGTGTCCATGTTTTGACCTTTGTTAAAGGAATTAACGTATTGACGACCTTTGCCAACTTCGGCATAAACCCAAGGATAAGCTACGCCAACGCGAGCTTCATGGGAATATGTTTGGGTATTCCAGTTAGTAGCGGAGGTGTTATTCTTGGACTCCAGATAAAATGGGATACCAGCGTGAGCTTTGGTAGCCAAAAGAGCTAGAGTTAACGAAACGATGAATAGTTTAATTTTGTTCATAATCATTATAATTATTACATTAACTTTAGCTTTTTCTATAAATAAGTTTTAAATACGAATCATTATCATCTGCTATTTCATTGAAACCGTAAGTATTTAAAAATTTAACGTAAATGGCATATCTTTTACGACTTTTCATTACTTTCGCTGCAATTTCTTTATATTTCAGTTCTTCTATCTCGTCTTTAAATGCTTGTTGCATTTCTGAGGTTTGGATTATTCTACTATCTACGAATACATGAACGATTTCGGCAGATACGCTTGTTATTGGGGCGATTATAAAAGCGGCGAAAACTCTATCTTTCATGTCTCTGAAAACAAAAGAGCTGATAGTATTTTTCTGAAGAATAGTGCCGATTTCCCTGAAAAACAAAGAAGGAGCTACTGTTGAAGTAACTCCAAATTTAGATTGCGCTGATATAGCGAGCTTTAGAACTTCTGGAATGTCGGTCAGATACATTCTAGTTATTTTGAAAGAGTCTATTTTTATATGGTTTTTCTGACTCATGGGTGTAATATAATCTAAAGGTAAAAGGAAATGTCAAGGGATTCTAATCATAAAGTCAATACTGCTCTATTCTCGCTGGAACCATCCGCGCTGTTAGAGTTTTTTGTCATTTACTATGATTACGTTAACTTTCCTGACGAAAAGCTTTACATTCATGGCGGCACTAATGGAATAGAAGGTTCTGTTTATTGGCAAGGCGAAGAGTATGCGCCGTTTCCGATTCAAAGCTCTGGATTTGAGAGTAAAGGTGATGGTTCGCTTCCAAGACCAAAGCTAGCAGTTTCTAACCAAGATTTTTTCGTATCTAACTTAATCAGAAGATATAGCAACTTAGTTGGTGCAAAAGTAGTCAGAAAGCGTACTTTTGTTAAATTTCTAGACGATAAAAACTTTTCGCCAACAGCGGCTAAACCTCTTGGAGCTAATCCTTATGGTAGCGCAGATCCAAAAGCTGGCTTAGAAGATCAAGTATTCTTTATATTAAGACGATCTAGCGAAAGCAAAAGCGTCGTAGAGTTTGAATTGGCTTCTCCACTTGAACTTGATGGCGTCAATTTCCCAAAAAGAATTGTAATGTCTCGTTATTGTTCTTTTCATTACAGAGGAAATGGATGTCGTTACATGGGTGCGCCTGTTGCTGATGAAAATGATTTAAAGCTTTCTGTAGCAACTGATTTTAGAGCTGGTCTTTTAAAAAGAGTTTATACAACTACTGGAAGTCCAGCTTCTCCAGCAAATTCTTCTGAGTTTACTTCTAAAATTGCAGCCGCCACATTTTCTTCCGAATCCGTAGTTAGTTCGGTAACCGTAACTAATGATACGTATGTATTCACCGAATTTCTCGGATACTTTAAAGTAGATAAAGGACAAGCTGGAAGTTATTCTCTTGGAGTTGATCCTGATGATGCTGCTGAATTATTTATTGACGGCGACGTAATTGCTGGAGATTATGGAAGTGGTCCACAAAATACAACTGCTCCTCAAGAAGACGGAACTATTTTCTTAAAAGAAGGTTATCATAGAGTTTTGATTAGATGGTACAATCAAGGAGGTGGTGGAGCTTTAACTATTTACTATAAACCGCCAGCAGTTACATCATGGGCCGCTGTTCCTGTTTCTAGATACTATTATGATGTAGATGAAGCTTCGACTTTGACAAGCTCTCAAAGATTTGGAACAGATTCCGCAATCTCTAAATATATCGGAATTAATGAATCAAGTTTTGGTCTATTAGTGAACAAAGATAAATGGATTAGTAACTACAATTATAAAGTTGGCGATTACGTATATCGTGAAAATCATAATATCAAAGTAACTAAATCTGATATTAACGCCGTTCCGAATTGGGAGCCGATTCATAAAGTGTTTGTTTGCGCTAAAAACCATACATCAACCAGTACAAAAGATCCTTATTTCAATAAAGAATATTGGATTCCTGATCAGTGTTCCAAGAGTATTAAAGGCTGCAAGTTGAGATTTGGAAATCAAGATGGACTACCTTTTGGCGGATTCCCCGGTACAGAAGAGTACGGTATGTCTCAACAATAACATGAAATCTATTATTGATCACGCAGCTACATCAAGTGTTGAGGTTTGCGGTTTCGTGCGTATTGAAAACGGAGAAATCAAAACTGAACCAGCAAAAAATATCGCTGTGTACGAAAATGACGTATTTGAGATTCATCCTTTAGAAGTTATCAAGCAAATCAAAAGCGGAAAGCTTGCTGCGATTTATCATACTCATCCAAAGACAGAAGAAGAAGAATCAAAGTTTGACCGATTTAATTGCGAGAACTCGTGTATTCCATATTTGATTTATAGCAAACAAACAGAAAAATTTAATCTTATCGTTCCAAAGGTTCCTCATGTAAACAAGGAGTATATAGAGATACTCAAAAAATACTATGACTAACGTATATCTACATGGAGAGTTGCGTAATCTATTTGGAGAATGTTTTAAATTAAACATTAGTTCTCCAAAAGAAGTATTTTCGGCTATCAACGCTAATAAAAAAACTTTTGCTCATACTGTTAAAAAATTAGCTATAAAAGGGGTTTTGTACAGAATAGTTGTAGATGACGAAGTATTAAATACTCCTAAAGAGTTGAGTATTCAAAAAGCCCCAAAAGAAATGCACATCGTTCCTGTTGTTTGGGGAGCTGGAGGTAATTCTGGTGGTATATTAATGTTGGCCGCTGGCATAGCTCTTGTCGCTGTAACTGGTGGATTTGGAGCGGCTTTAGTTCCAAGTATGTTTGCTGCTGGTGGATCTTTGGCTGGCGCTGCCAGCGCGATAGGTATGGTTGGAGCTGCTCTAGCAGTTCAAGGGGTAACATCTTTACTATTCCCACAGCCCAAACCAGACTTTAATCAAGAAGTAGCTGCTGGCGGCAAATCTTATCTTTTCGGTAACAAGCCTAGCAACGTATCACAAGGACAAGCTGTTCCTGTTGGATACGGAAGATTGTTAATAGGCTCATCTCAAATTAGTGCAGCCACAAACCACTATCCATTAGCCACAGATATTAAACAGTTAATGACTCCTGCTGATAAACCAATCAATGATTATATCGAATTAATTTCAGAAGATGAAGCTCCATCTCCTTACGGATTAAATGCGGATGGATTCTCTACTAATCAATCAGCAAATGATTCTGAAAGCGAAACTTTCTCAAACATCAATATATTAAATTCTTATATAAATGTTATTACAAGTTCAGCGGGAAAAGTTGCTACAGATCCAGTTGAAGTTGTAGTCACAACAAACGGAGAAACTGTATCTAATCCTGATTTATCTACATATAATCCTGATATTGTTTACGATTGGAAAGAGTTGTCGGCAACAAAGAAAGGAGCTGTCGCAATAGAAACTGCGTTCTCGTTTCAAAATGGTTTAGCTTATAGATCATATGATCCAAACAAATTTGAACTAAAAACTAAATCGACAAACTCAATAAACACTGCTGCTAATTATTTTGTACAATATCCGACGAACACTTTAGTAACATGGGGTCCAACAGAATTCGCTAATTTAAATTTTCCAACATTCGACTCTTCTTATAAATTTGTACGAAAAGAAATTACAAAATATCTTCAAACCAGTGATATAACAGCGGCGGCGAGATCAACTTTAACCGTCACGATTACAACGAAAACAGATCATGGTTTTACTGTTGGAAACGTTGTAGATATATCTGGGTTAACTGGAACTACAAACGCTAACGGATTAAAAACAATAAAAACAACTGCAACGTCAAATACATTTACTTATGATTTAGTTAGCGGAACCTCTACAGAAACATATACGGTAACAAATTATCCAAAAGCTATTTTAACACGTTATTTTGTAGCGACTCAATCAGGATATTCTCCTAAAAAAATCACCGCCGCATCAAGAAATTTAGCTACTGTAACAGTAACAAGCTCATCTCACGGATTAAGCGTAGGCAACGTTGTTATTATTGAAGGCTTAACTGGAACAGTTTATCCAAGTGGAACAAGAACGATTACAGAAGTAACAACAGATACATTTAAGTTCGTGATAACTGGCGCAATTTCAACAGAAACTTACACAGTTGCCACAACAGCAAACGCTTTAAGAGAGGCTCAACCGTTTCCAATAGTAGATAATGCGGTTAACACTTCTTTTTGGGCAGAAATAACACCACCAACTCTTCAGTCAACGTTCAAAGCACTAAAAACTAATACTGGAGTTATCCCAAATTTAGCAGCTTTAGGGGGCGATTGGGCTTCTGCTTGGTTAGAGGTCGCAGGGCCAACCACTTCTCCAGCAAATAAAACGGATTTTGATTCGCTAATTGATAATTTCCCAGCATATACTGTTCAAGGCGTTTATAATCAAGAATTAAACATGACTAACCTAAGAACGATAACAAGTTCAACTCTTGATAGAAATTCTTTAGATAATTACGCAATGGAATTTTACGGCTACTTGTATGTAGAGATAGACAAAACAAAAGTTATCAATTCTTATGATGCTCAACAAGGAATTACTTACGAAATCATAAAGATAGGAGATACTGGACAATGGGCTGAATTAGGATTAACTGGAGTTGGAGGAGCGGCCATAATGCCAGAATTGGGAATGACATTTACTAAAAATGCAACTGTTCCATCTTCTTTAGGAAATGGGAAAATATATCCAGTCAATAAATATTCATTTAAAATAGACTCAGATGACGCTGCCGATCTTTATATTGATGGTCAGCTAGCAAGTTCTTTTTACGGAAATCATGGATTTGGTATGCAGTTAGTTCCGCCTCCAGCAATAACTGATTTAAATTCGACAACTCAAGAAATTACTCTTACTCTTGGTTATCACCGCTTGTACGCAAGATTTCAAGACGGTATTGGTTCGGATGGTATTAGTTTGTATAGCAAATCAAAATTGGACGGCGGATCTTATTCTTCTTACGCATTAATTGCAAAGGATAAATTGTTTTATTCTGTTTTAAATGATTTGAATGTTTCTAAATCAACGAAGTTTAGAAGTAAGGCTCTACCCATTGCAGCGTCAGCTATGAAAGTCGGAAGAAAATACAAGATTATTACTTCTGGTACAACAAATTGGACAGCTATTGGCGCTCCATCTTCTTCGGTTGGCACCGTATTCTTTAAAACAGCAGGCGCTCTAACTGGATCTGATGGTTTTGTTTTTGAAGATTTATTAAGTTACGCGCAACAAACTTCCGCTACTTCTAATCGGTTGGTTCGGTTTGTATCTCAAAGACCACAAGCTTCAAAATCAGGACTTTCTGTATATAATTCTCAATGGCAATGCTCTGCAAAAATAGGAGCTTTGGAATTAAAATCAGCGCCAGTAAAAATTTCTATAACATTTAACGAAACACTTGCAAATACATCTGCAAGAGGAGCAATAGATCCAACGTTATCTTATAATGATCCAGCTATAAAACAAGAGAAATAAGATGAAAATATTAAATCCATTAAGATTTATAAAAGGAGCTGGAGGCAGTAAACCTCCTGTACCTGCTCTTGTCCCACCTCCTTCTAATCAAAACTTAAAAAAATCAATTTCTATATACGAATGTGTAGATTTGATTTGTGAAGGGCCAATTTATGGGCTAGTTGATCAGTTTGGTAAAAAGGTTTATGGCTTGGATATGTTGAAAGGTATATATCTTAACGGAAATGCCGTAATGAATTATAAAGGCGAATACAATTACAGAAATGTAATGATGGAGATTAATTTTGGCACCGAAAATCAAAAACCATTGGTTAATTTTAAAAATGTTCATATCGCAAAACCAGTTAATTTTAAATTACTTGGACCAATAACTACTGAACAAGATATAAGAGCGAATCCAAACGGAGGAGAAGCAAGAAACTTTACAAAATGGGCTATAAATTCAGAAGGTTGGCCAAGTCAAACTCAAGAACCTTATTTATTTATTCATAAAATTAAAAACAGAGACGTTAAAAAACTAAAAGTAAGTTTAATTGTAGAGTCTTTGATGGATACAGTTGACCAAGGAAAAGGAGCAGGGCTAGCTGGAGAAATGGGTATGAGTAAATCATCAAGTTTAGATTTGATCTTTAAATGGGGAGTAGAAGGAAGCTCTGTTTATTCTTCAAAACGAATTCCAATTTCAGGATTAGTTCAAAGCCCTTGGGCTTATATGATTGGAAATGGAAGCACAAGTTATACTCAAGCACCTTCAACTTCTACCGTTACAACAAACTCTTCTAGTCCTTTGGCAAATAGAAACAACGGAGTAACTGTGGCGATGAACGCATCAACTACTCCAACTAGCGAAACCAAAACTTTTAACAATGCTGCGGAAAATATCTCGGCTGATTAAGATTATACCAATGCCTATCATAAGAACATCCCAAGAAGATAAAGCGTTAAAAATTAAACCTAGAAATTATTCTAGCGTATTGTCGTTGATAAATTTTTTAACTAAACGCAAGATGGTCGATTACACTCCTAAAGCAGTAGTTAGATTAAATTATACCGCTAGTTCAATTGGAACTGGCGCTGGAACATCTAAAATATTTAACGCTTTATACAACAGCTCAGGTACAGCTAGCGCAAGCTATGTAAAAGGTGAGGCAATAACAATTAGCGGTACTGCGACATATTTACTATCGGACGGAACCAATAACACAATAACACCAGCTATTAAAATAGTGGCACAAATAGATGTATCTAGAACAACTTCGACATATCCAGCTTACCAAGTAGAAGCTACAGCGGCTCAGGTACAGTCAAATGGTGTATTTAGTTTCACAATTCCAGCAGAAATTACATCTAAACTGGCAGTTGGAAGTCATTCTATTTATGTAAACGCAACTTCGCCAGACAACGCTATGGTGGTTTTAACCGCCACTGGTGGAAACGCAACAAATAACATTAGAACATTTGCAATAACAGCGCAATAAAATATAATAATTTATGTCAGACGACCCAAACGAACCTAATAATCAAGGCGGAGCAAATGGACCAGTTGATCCAGTATCAGTATCTATAGCTGCTGATAATGAAGAAATTGTATTGCCTGATTCGTTTAATGGCAGAGATAGATATTTAACTATCGAGAAGATAACGCCAGAAACTATTTCCCCACTAGTTAAAAGAGATCTTAGCGTAGAGTCAGTTATTGAGATTGTCGATAGAAGTTTCTCGTATCCAATGACAGCTCACGCTGGATTAAAATTTGATTCAAGAACGTTCTCTAGTCCTCCTAAAAGAGAATATGATGTAAAGATGAAGAAAGTAAAGATTCCTTCTAATTACTATCCTTTAGGCGGTAACGGTTTGGACCGTCGTTATGTTTACGCTAATCCAGATTATGATGGAAATCCAAATGATTTAGATGTTATCTTTATGGTAGATCAAAATATGGATTTTGCTACACGTTCTCTTTTAAGTAGAAACTTGAAAGATATGATCGCAAAAATCATTTCTGGCTACAAGTATGTAAGATTTTCTATTTGGGAAACAAAAGCGAGTGGTTCTTATGTAATCAACGAATCAACAGGAGATTCGGTATCATATTTTGGAGCTTATGGCGGAGACGAAACCTTTACAGAAGTTGAAACACCAGATTCTACAGGAGCTAATCAAACCAATTTATATAAGAAGCTTTATGATGCTTTAGATTTTTCTAAAAAAATTACAGTTGCTAGCGAAAATATTGCGGAAACCGTTATCGCAAATTTCTTTTTAAGAAAGAGTCAGTTCAGTATTAGCGATCAAGTAGGAAAAGCTTCTGAAGCTAATGTTACAAAACATCTTTGGACAAATACAGTAAGAAAAGTAGTTTATTTTTCTGGAACAGTTCCAGAAGTAATGTCTCCTGAAACGTATGATACTTTATTATCTCACGCAAGAGAAAACTGCATTAACTTTTATTATTTACATAGCGATCAAAATTTCAGTGGAACGAGAACGTTAAGAGAATTATCGGAAGACACTGGCGGCGGAAAATTCTGCATGATTAATGACGCTGATTCTAAATTAAGTCAGTTTTGTGATTCTAATTTCTACGATAGCAATAAAATTTACTATGGTAATTGGGACGGAACATTTAAGATTGGTTGGACAGATAATCCTGCTTGGGTTTTATATGACATCATTACTGATCCTAATTATGGTTTAGGTAATTATATTGATTCGTCTTCTGTTGATAAGTGGAACCTTTACGATATTGGTCGTTACTGCGATGCTGTTGATGATGATGGAAGATTTAAAGGTGTGCCAGATGGTCAAGGTGGATTGGAACCGAGATATACTTGTAATATCATCTTCTATAACAAAGATCAAGCTTATAATATTCTAAAAGATATTGCCGCAATCTTTAAAGGGATTGTATTTTGGAACACAGAAGGATTCTCATTCTTTGTTGATAGACCAAAAGAACAGTTAATGAATTTCAGCAACTCGTCTGTTAAGGACGGAGTATTTAACTATACAGAAACAGCAAGAAATATGCGTTACACTTCTGTTGAAGTGACTTATAACGATAGATACGATTCTTACAAAACAAAAATCGAATACATTGAAGATACTGATGGTATCAGAAAATATGGTTTAAATCCATTTAAAATCAACGCCGCTGGTTGCACTTCTAGATCAGAAGCAAAGAGAATTGGCAGATACGTCATTAGCACCTCTATATTTGAGGTTGATACGGTTAGCTTTGTTGGAGGCTTGGAAGCGGCTTATCTTCAGCCCGGCGACTTGTTCACGGTAAGCGATGAGATTAGAAACGTTGCGAGAACATTCGGGCGTATTTTAGAGGTCGATGCAAACGCTTCGACAATCAAAGTTGATGGCGAGTTTAAAGACGGTTTGGATTCTGGAATCTATGTTCACATTCCATCTGGAAATTACGCTGTTTCAGACTTGAACGCTTTGACAGGTGCAGATGGAGGATTCACAGGTACGCTTGAACAAATTAGAGCAAGACGCCAAACTCAAGTGAAGAAGCTTAATATATCTGGCTATAATAATGCTGGATATGGTTCTGTAATTACTGTTACAGGAGAATTCTTATTGAAGTCTGCAATCGTTGACGTTCACGCAATCGAAGAAAGAATATCGGGATCGCCAACTCAAGGACAAACGGTTTTAAGTGGAATTCCTTATCAATTTCCAGCTAATACAATCGCTTCTGGAAATCCAAGATGGGATTCTTTAACCTTCAGTAATATATCTGGCGTATTCTCTAGCTTAGAAATAGATATAGATACAGTTGGAGCAGCAACATATGGTCAAATTATTGACTCAGTAGGAACTTGGACTGGAGTTGTTTCTTATGGAATTGGTACAACAAGCGAAGTGACGGTTAATAATTCTTCAATAGCTACTGCCACTTCAGAAATTAGAGCGGTAAGATTAAGTTCTGCTGGAGCTTTAATTACTGGATCTGCAATATCTTCGTTGAATGACTTATGGAGTCACGCAGTATTTACAGGAGCCTCTAACGGAGACGTTATCATTGTTCTTTCAAATGGATCACAAATTAGTAATTCATTTACTCCAAGCGCCACTTGGAATACTTACGCAGCAACAGAAGTATTTAAAATTGGAAAATCACATAACGGATCTTCTTCTGCTTTCGGATATTGCGCCGCTTTTATTAAAGGCGGAAGCAGAATTTTAGAAAGAGCATCCAAAACATTAAGCGATATTGGTAGTATCAAGTTTATATACAGAGACTTGCTAGCAATGAGTAAGCTCCAACCATACTATACAATAGTTCAAGCAGATATTGGTAATCAGCAACAATCTAGTTTTTCTGCTTGGAAGACTGGGACGAATTATAAAAGAGGAGTTTATGTTCAGGTGGATTCAAAACCATACTACGCAAAAGTAGATCATGTTTCATCTGCTAGTTTTACTGATGATTATTTATCAGCCACTCCTACTTTTTCAAAATGGTCGCTTGGAAGTAATTTAGGTTACTCTACAGTAGGATTTCCTAAAGATTTCTTTGGAAAAAACAAAGTTCTTGTTTCGACAGCTTTAACAACAGCTCATGTTGTTGACGCATTTAATTCTATTGGAATTGAAATGTACGAAGGACCGGGCGCTTTAGGTCAAACCGATCTTAGAAATTTAGCAGAAATTGATGGAATTGGTTACAGCGGATTAATTTACGGGACTGGTTATCCAATTGGATTCTATAATTTAGACTTGAGCACAAGTCCGCAAAACTTAAACTCATTAGAACCAGGCGGTCTTTATGTATTAAGCGGCTCTGGTGTTGAGCCTAAATTCTATAAGACAATCGCTACAAAAGAAGAAGAAGCTAATCTTTACGGTATTGTTGGACTAGAATATCATCCAAACAAAGAAGACTATGTAGAAAGAGAAATTGATGATACTTCATCTACTATCTATGTAAAATCACCTTACGATATTATTCTAAAACCAGAAGAGCCAACTAACCTGCTTTACAATGGTATTCACGGAGGAACAGGAATTTCTTTATCTTGGACCGCTTCAACAACTGATGTTGCTGATTTTACTGGATATAAAATATATGTTAGCAGACCAGATTACTCAACCGAGCATGATTCGGCTTTAACTGAGTTTTTCTTTGTCCCGAAAACAGCTTTAAGTACTGGTATTCCTATTAACGATATTTATGGTCAATATGACATTGATGTTTACGCACAAGGAAAAGCGCCATATAAATTCTTGTCTCGTTCTGCGGCTTCTAAAACGTTTCATGTTCTCCCTAATTCTACTCTGGTAGTTAATTATGAAGGAGATAATCATACAGTAGATAGACTGCTTGTAACTGGAATGAAAGTAGATACGGCTGACGTAAAGAGTTTGAGCTATAATGTTATTTGGTATCCAAGAGAAGACGATCCAGCTGAACCAGAAGAACTAGTTGGATATGGACAAGGTAACTTTACCTCTTCTGATGTTACTTTTAGATGGAAGTATATAGATCCAACAGGAGGAGTTATCTCTACTGTGGAAAAAATGCGAAACAATCCTTTTATGTCGTTCCCGCCGAATGTAAAAGTTGAAGTATTAGATAAAGGCGATAACGTTTTAGAAACCGTGGAAAATTATCAAGGGTTATCTTATAGAATTGACCAAGATGCTAATAAAAGATTAACAAGCAGAGAAACGGTTGACTATAAAAATGTGGCTCCAACAAGAAATCTTTCTTTAAGAGTGACAGTTAAAGGAGTAAATAACTTAGATAGTTACGGTAAATATAAATCTTTTAATGTATTGCCAGAATATACTAATATTCAAGTCATTGATTCTTTTCAAGATTCTCCTTATTACGTATTATCGGGATTCTTCGGAAACGTAGATGGAGCTAAACTAGCTGTATGGAATAGTGGTTACGATAACGTGATCACTGGCTCTGGAATTAGAGGAGCTGATTCGTTATTGATGAGGAGTGAAACAGGAGAAATAGCATACGAAAATATTGTAGAAGCGTTTAAATCTGCTGATGGATTTAACGGAGTAGCGGAAGGTTCTGTTAGAAACGTTAACGCAAGACCAGTTGGCGATGGTATCACGGTAAATTATAGAGGATCTGATCCAGATTATACTGCCTACGTAAATTACTACGAAGATTTGGCTAAATATTACGACAACAACGTTAATAAATCAACTTCAAAGGAAGTTTGGGGTCAAGAACATTACAGCCAATACGGACTTAATGAAGGCCGCGAATTATTTAAATTAAACGATGGAACATTTGGTGACGCTGACTTAACTCAAGTACCAAATAACAAAGTAGGATTCTCTGGATTACATATTACAGTATTTCCAGAAGCTGTTTCATATAACGAATTAGTATTTAACTGCTATTCTCCAACATCAAATAAAGATGTATATAAAGTAGATATATATAGTGGAGATACTGTTGGTTTTACGCCAGATACAACTGATTTCAAAAACCTCCACAAAGAACAAGGTCTTAATGAAACTAGAGCTTATTCAAATACCATCAGACTTTCAAGTTCAACTATCGAAAGAAAGAAATGGTACTATTTTAGATTCCAACCTTACGATGATTTTGGTAAAGGACAAATGTCTCCTGTCGTTAGCGGTTACTTAGAAGATAGGTCTGACAAAGCTCCAATTTCAAAACCTGTTGATTTCCGTTTGAATGGCGGCGCTGGTCAAAACGATGAGATTTTAGCGACTCAAATGGCTCAAGCCAGTAATAAAAATTTAAAATTCAAAATCGTTACTTTTGGAACTGATGTTAATTGGACTGCGTTAGGAGCTACCACCGTACTTATTGGAGCAGAATTTAAATACTCTGGAGCAGCTCACAGTGGAACAGGTGGAACTGTAAAAAGAGTGGAGGAAGTTGTAGCTTTAACAGAAAAAGAAACAGAA